CGGTTTTCCAGTCACCTTCATTGGCAAGTTCAATCGCCTTCTTTGCTGGTGCTAGAAAGTCGATATGAATTGGCGGGTAGTGATTACCTCGTAGATGCCAAGTCAGCGCTTGGTCGAGTTGGATTGCACCCTCATCGACTAAGTTAGAAAACTCTGATGCTTGAAGTGACCCCATTATGCAACCGCCTTTCCAAATTCAACATTTCTAAAGCAAGATGCTTTGTAAACAACCTCGCCGATTTCTTCGCAGTAGATACCATCGACGGTACCCTTGTCAGTCACAACGCCTTTTCTTACAAACTGGCGACTAACAATGTAAGTGTCATTCCAATCTAACTTGATTGAAACTCTGTAACCATAACCAACTGGCAATTCAACTTCAACAGTTTCGCCTTGGTTATTTTTGGTGATATTGACTCGACCACCTGAAACCGCAAAGATGTTCATGCGACCAATTTGGTCAATCAAAACATCCTCGTCAAACGGACGATATTCTTGATTAGTCATTTTGTCTCCTCTCTAAGACAATCTGAGTATATCATAACTGGGGTTAGTTATTCCTGTTAATTCTTACTTGGGAAACTTTGATTCCTTTTTCCTCGGCATATTTCTTTTTGGCTTTAGCCAAGGCAGAACGCTTTTGTTTAGATTCAGCGCTGGTAACCAAGAAGGCAATTACATTTGCCCACTTCTGAGCATCCTCTTCGCTATCGCTTCCATAAGTTGCAATCCATTCAGCGGCAAGCAATAAATCGCCAACATCGGCAACCTCAGGCACGACGATACCTTCGTGCAAGTATCTATCTACTGAGTCGTAATCAGCGCAGACTCTTTGCTCCCACTTGAAGTCTTTTATTTTTTTACCCATTACTTCAACCTCGCAATCTTTAAGGCGCTCTGAAATTCCTTTTCGAATTCCTCGGCATAACATTTAACGCAGATGCCTTTTTCAAAAACTTCGAATTCTTGCATGAAGGCACCGCAACCAACGCATTTCTTCATACCGTCCTCCTCTCGGACAGTTCCAGTATACCAAACTGGGGTTAATAATGCAAAGCGTGATTATGCCTAAAGCCGTGTCAAATCGTGGCGTGTCGGGTCAAAGTTGAGCGGGGGCGACTCAACTTTAGGGATATTTCATAACCCCCGTTTGATATAATGGGTCTTAACTACGAGAGGAGTAGGTATGAGAAAGAGAGACCAAGCAGGAAAGGTCTATAAGGCTGAGGCTCTAGCCATGGGTGTCTATGCAGGTGGAAACCTCAAAGAAGAGATGACTCTGCAACAAGCCCAAAAGTTTGTAGATGCTTTATTGAAGAGAAGTTTCGTCAGACGGAACTATCCCTTTAACTTTCCAATTAAAGTTTTAGATGGCAGGGGTCGTCGTTCGGCTTGTGCTACTTTCCGCCATGGAGAGTTTGCAATCTGTCTACCAAAAAACATGAGAAATAAATATGTGATTCTTCATGAAGTTGCCCATCACATAAATAGAGGTCATGGACACCATGCCTATTTCACCACATGTCTTCTTGATTTAGTCAGGAATGTTTTAGGCAAAGAACAAGCAGAGGCGCTTCAAGGTGCGTTTCATTTTACGGGTGTCAAGGTCAAGACCAAGAATGGAGAAGCCAAAGCCCGACTTCCAAAGTCTCGGGTTCAATGGTTGCAAGAGACCAAGGAGCATTTCAAAAAGATTGAAAGTGGCGAGGTCAAAGTTTATGTAGGTCTTGACGAATTAGTCGGAAGGAGCGCATAGGCTAGAATCAGCCTATGAAAAAACTCCAAGACATATTAAGTCGCATGGTTGCGGTCTTTACTGTCGGCGCACTTGGCACTCTCGGTGCTGGTGCTGTCATGGGAGTTGAAACTTGGGTTGCTTTGTCGATGGCTGGATTACTTGCAGTTGCATCTGTGGCAGAGAGATTAGCCCGTGAGTATCTTGATGACGGAAAACTAACTCTCGATGAAATCAATGGAGCATTTAGTCCGTTTGCAAAATCTGAAGAGGCTACTCTTTCTCCCGACGAAGAGGGTAAGTCAAAATCCAAACGCCAAGGCTAATCAAAATAGCGTAGCCGACAATTCCTTTCGCAGTACCATCAAGAACAATCCAAGCAACGAACATTCCTAAGAGCGTCCAAAGTTGCCCGATTATGTCATTGAAAAAGTCTTTCACGGTTTTCTCCTATATCCGACGCTTCCAAGGGAAGCAGTCATACTTGCAGTTGCGGCAATGTTGCCAACAATCGTTGCGGCAACAATCGTTTTAGTTGCCTCATCTCTTTCTTCCTCCGACATATCTGCTCCGAGATTTCCAAGAGCAAAAACAAGTTCCGCAGGACTCTCAAATATCGCAGAGAGGATTTCCGCTGGAGATTCAAGAAGTTGTAGAGCATCAGCAACAACAGCGCTAATTATGACAGCATTGCCATTTTCATCTTCTCTAACTTCAACAGGTGTAGCGGGGGGAAGGTCTTCTAAAGTGATTCCTGCTTCAGCAATAGCCTCAACAGTTACCGCTTCTCCATCGGCTGATTCAATTAAAGCCTCGGCTACAAGTTCTCTTTCGGATTCTGTAAAGGTTCCATCTTCACTTAATTGTTCAGAAAGATTATTGACTTCATCTTGAGTAACTTCCCCATCGGCTGATAGTGCGTCGATTATCTCTTCAGCATCAGCGGGTGTAATATCTCCACCATCTAAAATATCGGAAAGTATTTCTTCCACAATCTCGGAGGTTTCCAATGGTGCAGAAATTTCTTCTATCGGTTGTGATTCTTCTTCTAGTGTGGTTTCTACTTCAACTGGCTCAAGGGTAGGTTCATCTAATGGTGGTTGTTCAGGTGTTTGACCTATCGGGTCAATTTCCGTTGGGATTTCAAAAGGTGGAATTACAGGTTCTTCAAAAGGCTCAGGTGTTGGCTCAGGCAGAGGGTCGAGAGAAGGTGACTCTTCGGGACTTGGACTTGGCTCAGGTTCAGGGGACGGAATGGGAGTGGGTTCAGGTAACGGAACAGGAGTCGGCTCTACCGCAGGGGTACCGCTTGGATTCGGAGCAGGGGTTGGTTCGGGATTGGGAATCGGTTCAGGTTGTGGAGATGGAGTTGGGCTAGGTTCAGGTGTAGGTTGCGGGGTTGGTGTTGGTTCGACAGAAGGAGTAGGCGATGGCGAAGGTGTGGGTTCAGTTGTGGACGGCTCAGGTTGCGGGGTCGGTTCAGGTTGAGGAGTCGGAGTTACGGAAGGTTCAGGGCTTGGAGTCGGTGAAGGCGTTGGTTCCGATGTTGGTTGAGGTTCGGGAGAAGGAGTGGGAGTTGGTTCCAACGGTGCTGGTGAAGGACTCTCCGTTGGTTCAGGTGACGGACTTGGAGAAGGCTCAGGACTTGACTCGGGTTGAGGCGATGGTTGAGGTGTTGGAGCCGTGGAGGGACTAGGCGCAGGTGTCGGTTCAACAATAATTAAATCGCTAGTAACAGTATAAGTTCCAATAGGTGTTTGTTGAGCAACAACATAATCATAAGAAGTAGCACGGATAATGTAGGTACCCGCTTCAATCGTTCCAGTAATTTTTGAGGCATAATAATTATTGACTCCATGGTTTGAATCATCATCGGCTCTTAAAACTAAATCCCCTTGGCGCAGTTCTAGCCAAGAATCTGCCCATGCCAATCTTTCAACAGTTTGACCATTAACAACCTCAAAGCGCTCTCCAGTTTGGGTGGTTATTGAATAGACGGTTTGAGTATCGACGCTAATCGGAATATCGACAAAAGGGGTTTGAGCATCAAGATTGACCACGACATCATCAGCCGAGGCTGAATCTACGGGTAAAAGCGTCCACCAAAAAACCAGCACACAAATGGACAAAATTCGCAAAATACGCAGAGTATGAACTCCTAGAACGGGGTCATCTAGGACACGATTGCTCCTATTGTACCAATCCCAAAATCCATGCTAAACTGGGGTTGTAAATACGAGAGGAGTTCCAATGAGCGTGACCAAGGAGTTTGCGGTCAAGATTGATACCGAGTTATCATCTTGGCACGATAAGCGCTGGACAGTTACTTACAAAATCGAGGATGCTCAAGACTCCATTAAATTTTATGAGAAGCATTACCCAAACCGAGTCGAAGAAATTCAAAAGCACAAAGACAAGGTTGCAGAGTTAAGCAAGGAATATGCACAAATTAAATTAGAGATTGCTAGGTTGGACGCAATCTACGACCAAGACCCTTGGACAAGAGCCTTCTTGGTAATCAACAGCAATGGGCATGTTCACAGTTCAATGGATTGCTCAACATGTTTTGCAACAACTAGATACCAATGGTTGATTCAATACAGCAATGACGATGAGAAAACTATCGTGGAGGATGCTGGTCAAGATGCTTGCACAATCTGTTACCCAAGCGCTCCAGCCGAGGTCTTAAATCGTCCATCAAGAATTGTTACAGCGGACAAAGTAGCCAAGGCAAAAGCCAAGGCTGAGAGAGATGCAAAGCGTGAGGCAAAGTTAGCCAAAGAAAAAGCCAATGCTCCTACAAAGAGCGGTGAGTTCTTGTACTTCAAACAAGGTCGTTACACACAAGTAATCAAGACCGAGAGAACAGCGGTTTCAGAATGGCTTAACAACCAATACTGGATTTTGAATTCTAGTAACCCTGAATCACAGGAATCTAAAAAGCAGGTCAATGAAATCATCTGTCAAAACCTTGCAGAGAAGAACGGCGTGTCATTTGACCAGCAGTTGAAAATCTTGGAAAATAAGTTCAAGAAGAGGGGAGAACGATGAAATTGATGAGTAAGGGAATTGCAGACCCAGTTAAAGCGCTAGGTCAATGCCTCATTCAATCAAGTGCTTATGCCAAAAAACATAACCTTGGTTTAATTAGAGTTACTGGTTATGAGTACGGCGGTAGAGAGCATTGGGCGGTGTACACAGATATTGGGGAGGAAAATGGCGAAAGATTTCTTTACAGTTACACACCATCAGGAACAATCATAGATTTAACTGCTAGACAATTTGTAGAGAGCGTACCCGCTAAATATGAAGATGATGCACCTGAATGGTTAGAAAATGCTTGTGAATGGCTAGGCGATTCCTTACATTACGAGATTTATTTAACTTCAGATTTCCAAGCCAGTCCTGTTAATTCAGGTGATTGGATTAGGGATGATATAGACCCAATTAAAGATTACAAAGAGTACGCCGCAATAACTAAGATGAAAAAACAAGCAGAGAAGAGGACAGCATGAAGTGTTATACCTGCGGTTCGGAATTCCGAATCACTTTTGTAAAAGGTAAACCCTATTGTTTTCTATGTGAGGTTGATGCTTCAATGGAGCAATACGGATTAGTTCGACCAATCAAAGAGAGGACAGCATGAACGAGACCAGTTATATCGAACGAGTATGTTTGAAAAAAGGAATCCGATTAAGCGCCAAGGGACGCCGATGGGCTGAAAATGCTGAGGGCATAGCCTTCGTATTCTTCATCTTGCTTGCTTTTGGCATTGTGGGGTCAATAGAGACAGGGAAGTGGTTCTAATGAATCTACTATCACGCCTAGGCTCAAACAAGCCTCTACGGGTCTCTGAAGGCTCATTAAGGGCTATCCGTAGGGCGCAACTAGAAAAGGCGCTCGCCGAGGAAGCCGATAAGCGCCAAGCGAGAAAAAAGGCTCGCATGTTCAGTTTGATTTCCAAACCCCAGTAGGATATACTTGGAATTGTCCGAGAGGAGGACACATGACTCAAGTAGTTGAAGCCCCAGTTAAAAAATTGGGCAAGCGTGAGTGCGCTCGAATCTACAAAGAGGCTTACGCCGCTGGTTTACAGGCTGGCAAAGAAGCCATTCCGACACCAATGATTGTTGGACAACCTACTACACCACTTGGCAACGATATAGATTTTAAGAAGCAAACTTATTTTGTTTCTGAAGGTGCTTGCGGGTTTGCGTGGGTAAATATCTCTCCAGCGAGAGGTGCTTTTGTGACTTATCTAAAAAGCATCAATGCTGGACATAAGGGCTATTACGGCGGATTCGAAATATGGGTTAGAGAATTCGGTCAGTCAATAACTCGAAAAGAGGCTTTTGCTGGTGCCTTCGCCAAGGTTCTAAATAGTTACGGAATCAATGCGAGCGCTGGTAGCAGACTTGACTAAGTAAGAAAACTGAATTCATCCCGTCAGTCGCTTCTTAGATTGGCGGGATGAGTCTTATATCGCAAACCTTTCTGCGATATTTGTAGGGTATTCTTTACACGGGTACCCAAGTTCGGTGGGGTTGATGCCAGTCGTGCGTCCGTCCTCTCTCAAGCACGATGTAAGTGCGCCCCCACCGAGCGCCCTAATATCCTTGACAGTCATTCATCTTGATGATGTACCCTAATTGCAGGTCGCAAAACACCTACTTCTAAAAGTGAGGTCAGTCCGATACTGGCAACATAGAAGCGTTACAACCAGTAACGAATAAATGTTCACTCCTAACAATGGAGGAATATGCGATTTTATGAAAACATTTTCAAACCAATTCCGAGTTTCATCTTTGTTCTTGGAATTATCATTATCAATCCGTTCCACATCCCGCCCGACCCAGTAGCAAGGGCTGAAGATAAGCCAGTTGTTATGAAAACAATACTGGTTGAACGGACACCTGAAGCGGCTAAAGAGTTCGCTCAGAAAAGACTAAGTGCCTACGGTTGGGAAAAACCTGCCGAATGGGAATGTTTGCTATCGCTTTGGACAAAAGAGTCAAACTGGCGTCCCGATGCTTACAATAAACAACCCGTGTACCAAGGTAAAGAAAAACTTCATGCTGGTGGTATCCCACAGATACTAGGACTTGACCCTGACCTAACAGTTGAGGAGCAAGTAACCCGTGGACTGGTTTATATCGAGCATCGATATTCCAATCCCTGCTCGGCGTGGCGTTTTTGGGAAAGAAATTTTTGGTACTAACCTTCCTGAATGGAAGAAGAAAAGAAGCCTTCACTAATTGACGATGCGCTCGCTCAAATCGGGCGCATCGCTTTTATTGAACCCGCTATCTGTACAGGATGGGTTTTAGTTTCTGAATGGATGGGCGAGGGCGAAAAAGATTATTGGACGCTAACACTTGCCGATGACCAAAATCCTGATTGGCGACACTTGGGATTAGTTCATCACGGGCTAAAGAATTGGGAGGGCAATGATGATGTCGGACTCAGAGACAAACCAAGTGATGAGTGAAAAAGAGAGACAAGATTTACTTAACGATTTAATCAAAGAGCGCTTTGGAGAATGGGCAACACGCAAGACAGTAATAAAAGATTCTGACAAATAAAGCAGTAGAATTTCAACATGGGTTTACCTGATTTTGTTAATGATGCTCCATGTCGCTCTGCCGACCCTTGGCTCTTTGACCAATATCAAATTGATTTAGCCCAACCCGCACTTTCATATTGTGCAAGATGTAAATTTTGGCAAGAGTGTGACTCTCTAGTTCAGCCTCAGACTAATCACTATGACGGAATTGTTGCTGGAAAGGTGTGGCGCAACGGAAGAATTTTGGCTAAGTTAGATGCCTATTCCCCAAACCGTTTAGTTGTTGGAGAGGAATCTATTGAAGAAAATAGTTATGCCTTGGAAGTTCGAGGGAGCGAGTTGTTGGGGAATCGAGACGAATTACTTCTTCCCGAATGATGATGGAGGAGTTAGTACCGAATATGCAATAGCAAAGAAAATTTGTAAGGGATGCTACTGGCAAGAGGAATGTCTTACCTATGCGTTACATTACAAAGTGTTAGGGATTTGGGGTGGAACAACACTAAATCAGCGAGACATAATGAGAAAAAAACTAAACATAATCGCCAAACCAATAACCAATGAAAGGCACACAGCATGACAGCAATAGCAATAGCAGGAAACTTAGCGAGCGACCCTGAGTTGCGCTTTACTCCAAACGGTAAAGCAATGGCAACATTCACAATCATCTCTTCTAAGTCACAGAAAAAACCCGATGGCACTTGGGAAAATACCGATGTAACTCCATGGTCGGTTAAGTGCTGGAACAAACTTGCAGAAAATGTTGCCGATTCCTTGAAAAAGGGAATGGGTGTAATTATCCAAGGAACCGCAGTTTGGGAATCTTGGGATGATAAAAAAACTGGTGAGAAAAAAGGACGGATGACGGTCACCGCTTTTAATGTTGGAGTGGACTTAAAGCGACACATAGTTCAAGTAGTCGATGTTCGCCGTAATGCTGAGGGAGATACAGAGGTAGACCCTTGGACTGCCCCTACTTGGAAAGCCGACGCAACGGTTCCTGAATCGTTCCCTTTCTAACCCTGATGTAGTATTATTGGGGTTAATAAACTCTCGAAGGGGGTTGAAATGGCAATATGGGTAGATTTCTTTACGGAGAAATTACAAGGCTCAAAAATTGTTGTTGATTCAAACGGTAAGCCATATATCTCAAAGGAGATTGCTCCGAAAGAATATGTGGAGATTGAATTAAACATTACACAACAGTTTTTGCCCTATCACATCTATTTCCGCCGTTACGATGTCAATGGCAATGAGTTAGAGAATCGTCTCTTTGCTCAAGTTGGTGACAGAGATTTGGCTCTTAAATCTTTTAATGACCTAACATCCAAAAGAATAAACTCTTTTGAGTTAGTCTTAGACGGAGAATAAAAAGGCTAAATTCGCTTAACGGTATAATCGACGGGTGTACGATAACCTTTCGCCGAACCGTGATGGTGTCGTCTCTATGCTCGGGGCTTTTGCTATCCAGTCTCACGAATTATATTCGGAGTTGGTGAACGCAGGGTTTAACGAGCAACAGGCAATTTCTATCGTTGTTGGATTAGCCAACAAAGATAAATAGTAGTCGAGAGGTATAGATGGCAGACAAACCAACCCCCGATTTAACCGAACTCGGAGCCACGGGTTTACGCCGTTCAGGTGGAACGGTATATGAAGAATTCTTAGTAAATCTACGAGGTATTCGTGGAGCAAGAGTTTACCGAGAGATGGCGGACAATGACCCAACTATCGGCTCAATGTTATTCGCAATCGAAAAAGTTATTACTCGTCTTGAATGGCGTGTAGACCCATTCTCTGACGGCTCTGAAGATGGAGAGATTACTAAAGAGGACAAAGAAGTAGCGACATTCGTAGAATCTTGCTTAAACGATATGTCAGATTCTTGGGATTCAACACTATCCCAAATGTTGTCAATGTTAATTTTTGGTTATTCATATCATGAGATTGTTTACAAAGTTCGAGGCGGAGATGTAAACGACCCACAGAAAAATTCTAAACATAGCGATGGTCGTATCGGCTGGCGCAAAATGCCAATTCGTGCCCAAGAGACTTTATTCAGATGGATGATGGATGAAGATGGTGGCATCCAAGGAATGATTCAAGTAGACCCATCAACGGGCGGAACTCACGCTATCCCGATTGAGAAGTCTTTGTTATTCCGTACATCTTCACAAAAGAATAACCCTGAGGGTCGTTCTATTCTTCGTAATGCTTATCGCCCTTGGTATTTCAAGCGCCGTATTGAAGAGATTGAAGCAATCGGTATTGAGCGTGACTTAGCAGGTTTGCCAGTCGCTTATGTACCACCTGAGTTCTTATCTTCGACAGCAACCGCAGAGCAAGCGGCGGTTCTAGCATCCATCCAAAATATCGTTACCTCTATTAAGCGTAATGAGCAAGAAGGAATTGTTATGCCTTCTATGTACGATGATGCTGGACATAAAGTATTTGATTTAGTTTTATTATCATCAGGCGGAAGCCGTCAGTTCGACACAGACAAGATTATTCAAAGATATGACCAAAGAATTTCTATGTCTATTCTTTCTGACTTTATTCTTCTTGGCTCTGACCGAGTTGGCTCATACGCTCTTGGAACCTCCAAGATGGATTTGTGGTCAATGGCAGTTGATTCAATCGCTAAAAATATCGCTGAGGTAATGAACCAATATGCGATTCCAAGATTGCTAAAACTTAACGGAATGAATCCATCCCGTGCCCCTTATCTAACTTATGGCGAAGTAAGCCATGTTGATTTGAATGAAATCTCAGCCTTTGTTTCTAACTTGGCTCAAGTTGGCGTTCTTGTTCCTGACCCTAAGTTGGAAGAGTATCTACGAGACTTGGCTGGATTACCACCTGCTGAACACGATGGACAAAATTTCGGTATGCCTCCAATGCCTGAAGGTGCGGTATTGCCTCCTGCACCTGAAGAAGCCGATGGCGCTGGTGAAGAAGAATTACCTCCACCTCCACCAACACCCGAAGGATTGAATCCACCCGCCCCTGAAGTTGGTTAAAAATGCCATTTCGTTTTGCGAAAGCCGAAAGACCTAGGCGCATACCTTTAACACCTGAGGAGCAAGCGCTCGCCCGTACTCTTTATCAATCTATTCAGCGAGCCACGGATAAAATCTCTTTAAGACAATTAGAGAGTTTGCTTCGCAATCTTGACCCTGAAGTTTTGAATAGATTGCTTAATGCAATAACAATCGCTAATCAAAATAAGATTCAAGATTCTTTATTAAACTCTATTGATATTGGTGGCAATGAAGCAATCAAACAGATTCAAGAGATTGCACCTAAGTTAGCCCTACCTGCTTTCACCCCTGACAAAGTGAAGATAACAAATCCACGCTCTATGGCTAACATGGAGTTCACCAAACTTCCTGCGTGGGCACAATCTAAGCCACCTAAAGTTGAATTCAAGATGTCTTTCAATAAGACAAACCCAAACTCTTTAGCCTTTGCTCGTCGCCGTGCTGGAGAACTTATTACCTCTATTGACACATTAACCCGTGAGTCAATCCGTAGAGCAATTATTGATGCCTTTAATGAGCAATTAGATTACCGAGCCACCGCTAGAAGAATTAAAAATGTTGTTGGACTTCATCCACGATGGGCTGATGCAGTTACTAAATTTGAGAAAGATGAGTTTGCTAGATTACTTAAACGAGGATTAAAAGAAGAAGTTGCTCGCAGTCAGGCTATGGATAGAGCCAGTCGATATTCAGATTCTCTAAAGAGTAAAAGAGCAACAATGATTGCTCGAACAGAGATTCAAATTGCTCAAAACGAGGGACGCCAAGAAGGATGGAACCAAGCGGCGGAACAAGGCTATGTAGATATTGAATCACAAAAGATGTGGATTATTGCTCAAGATGAACGCACCTGCGATATTTGTTCTGAATTAGATGGAGAGATAGTTCCTTGGGACGGAACATTTTCTAGCGGTGATGAAACTCCAGGCAGAGTTCATCCTAATTGTCGTTGCACCATGGTAATCATTCCACCTGAGAGACGCTCATGAGTATCACAATCGCATTTCCTCTTGGATATAAGCCAGTCCTTAAACATGGTGACCATGACCAAACTGACCACGGCGCTTGGGCAACCCAAGGTTCTGAAAAAGAAAAAGAAATTCACGAACGGATTACTGATGTTAAAACAGGTGATTACGAGAGAGACAAATACGATGAGGAAGATAAAAACCTCTATCAAAAAATAGAAGCAAAATATAAAACGAAAGATGATAAAACTTATTTGTTGTGGCAAGAAAACATTAAAACACCTGAAGGAAATAACATAATTGAAGTTAGAGCCTACGAGCCAAAAACATTAAGAAGCGGTAAAGAAGGTAGAAAACAAATCGGTTCATTGGCTACCGAAGGTAGAGACAGTTCAATAATAGATGGTGTTTATGTTGATGAAGAACACCAACGCCAAGGTATTGCAACCGCCATGCTGAATATGGCTAGAACTTATGCTCCCGATAATATGAAAATCAGCCACTCTTTTTCTTTGACGGATGATGCAAAAGGCTGGAGTAGTGTTGTTAAACACGGCGACCATGACCAATCAAGCCACGGAAGTTGGGCGCATGGAGTTCAAGTAGCCCCTGATGTTGTCCGCTCAACCCTAGAGCAAGTAAAGTCCAACGGTGGTCTGACCATTGATTTAAGAGATGGTTCAAGCCCTAAGGGTGGCTTTATGGTTGCCAAAGATAAAAAATACGCTCAGATAGTCAAGGCTGAGGATTTCTTTGATGAGGCTAAGGGCTTTCCTTC